GAGTTGTTTGCCAATTTTCATGGTATTGTGAAACAACACCAAAATGGCAATATTACAATATGCTCTTGACAAATGACACTACAAAGAAGTATAATGATGTATTGGAGATTGCAATTTATGTCTATGCAAATCACGAAAAGTTGAGAGATCCAACAAACGGTTCTCTTTACTATCATGCCGATTATGTAAGTCCTAATTGGCGAAATTTAGATAGACATGTTACAATTGGTAGACATATTTTTTATAAAGTGAAGGAAAACATTTAATGGAAAACGATAAAATTTTTACGATTGCGGTAGCTGCTTCTGTTCTTGCGGCAATTATCGGTATATCAGCATATCACATTACTGATAGAAATTTAATGGCACAAAACATTGACAATGCAATTGCTAAAGGAATTAATCCTATGTCGGTGAGATGCTCTTATGTTCGTGGTGACGATCCTATTTGCATTGCATTTGCCGCAAAAGGAGAAGAAACTGTGATACAATCTGTTCCTAGTAAAAAATAATTGAAAGGTATATTATGGCAGTTAAACAATTGACAATCAATCAACTCTCTGAAACGGTGGTGAAATAATGGCTCGTTATACTTTTACTTGTGAACACTTTGATTATGATATGTTTCGTGGTGAAGAAAATGGTGTTGCTTCAAAGCATATCACAGAATTTCGTGCAGATGATTTGACAACAATGCTTGAAAACTTTGAGTTGTTTCTGCGTGGTGCAGGATTTCATTTTGTTGGAACATTAGATATTGTTTCAGCTGATGGAGAAGATTCATTTGATGAAGATGATGCCGATGATTCTGAAAAAAGTAAAAATGTGATGGGTCATATCGTTGATGATATACTTAAAAATCCTATCACAATGAAAGAACAAAATACAATTTTCATTAATTCGGATAATATGAATCATCCTTTTGATGTATGGAACAAGGGTGCAGCAATGTCCACTCTTGCAATTGATGATACAATTAATTTGACTGGTTTATCAGATATGTCAGTTACTTCTTCAATAAAAGACGAATGTAATTTCGATATGTTAGTTGGTCGTTGCGAAGTATGTGGAATCGATAAACAAATAATGACAGTTCACAGGTGTTATGATGATAATTGCCCTCTTTATGCAACAAAAGACTAATGCCAACAAAAGACGAAATGTCCAAGTTTGCAAAAGCGATTGAATCGTTAGTAGCAAATACAGACTATAATTATATAGAAGCAATTGTTGAATATTGCAAAAACACTGGTCTTGAAATTGAAGTTGCGGCATCGTTGATAAATTCAAACCTCAAGTCCAAGATTGAAAATGATGCAATGGACAACAATATGTTAAAGGTGAAAAGTTCTCGTTTACCCATATGACAGGCTACGAAGCATTTGGAATCTATCAGGCACTCAAATTACATTTTACACAAGAATCATACGATTTCCACAAATATAACGGAAAAACTCATGTAAGTGTAAATGCCTTTGAGAATCGCAAAGACAAATACCATTTTTATAAGTTATCACGGAAGTTTACCAACAAACAAGAATTGATTGAGTTTATTGTTGCCAACTTTCTTATAAGTGACAAATTGTGGGTTGGAGACTTGTTGTGTGAAGATGCTGAGGTGAGACACAATGCACGAAAGAAAACTCTCCAAAGTCTCTCCTATGTTTTTGAGAATGATTGTAAGACACTATTTGAAGGACAGAATCCAAATGATGTTCTCAAAGTGTCCGATGGTGATTACCCGGTATTATTGCGTAAATCTTTAAGACATGAGGTGCAGATTGAGACAATTTGCCTACTGAATAAGATACTCAATTTTATACCTAAGTGGGACAAACAAATTGCCGATACAATTCGATGGCCCGATTATCGAAATAAATTGACCAAATATGCCTCATTTCTTCCTCAAGATACAGTAAAATATAAGTTGATTCTGAAAAAGGTGTTAAATGATTAAGAAAATTTATCTTGATATGGATGGCGTTCTCTCAGATTTTGAGAAACAGTTTGGTGTCCTTTACGGTGAAGAAGCACTCAAAAATCGTGACCGCAAATTATGGACTGAACAATGGCCAGACTTTATTGAAAACAAACAATTCGAAGTTTTGCCAAAGTTTCCAGGATGCGATGAACTACTTGGGTTTGTCCGTAAGTTTCCTGTTGAAGTTGAAATTCTTACCTCTTCTGGAGGAACTAAATTTCACGAACAGGTAAAAGAACAGAAAAAGGTGTGGTTAAAAAAATATGGCATTGCTTATAAACCACATGTTGTTCCTGGTCGCAAACACAAGAAAGAGTATGCAACACCAGAAACAATACTGATTGACGATACCGAAGATGTGATTGATTCGTTCAACAAAGCAGGCGGCATCGGCATACTTCACAAAGATGTGAAAGAAACAATTAAAAGGCTTGAAACACTACTAAATACATGATACATTATGTTTTTGTGGATAAGTCGTTTATATACCGTTTATACTCCGTTATACGAAAGGAAATACTATGAGTAGTTTTGCAAACTTGAAGCGTGGCCGTAATGATTTCGAAAAACTCACTAAGGCAATCGAAGCTTCAACCCAGTCTAATTCTGAGGCTGGTTCTAAAGACGATACCCGATTCTGGCAACCCGAAGTAGACAAAGCAGGCAATGGCATGGCAGTCATTCGTTTTCTTCCTGCTCCTGCTGCTGATGGTGACGATGCACTTCCTTGGGTTCGTATCTTCTCACATGGTTTTCAAGGACCAGGTGGATGGTTCATTGATAACTGCCTTACAACTCTGAATGAAAAATGCCCAGTTTGTGAACACAACAATACATTATGGAATTCTGGCATTGAAGCAAACAAAGATATTGCTCGTAAACAGAAACGCAAACTGTCTTACATTGCAAATATTCTTGTGATTTCAGACCCAAGTAATCCATCAAACGAAGGTCAGATTCGTCTGTTTAAGTTTGGTAAGAAAATTTTTGATAAGATTACTGAAGCAATGAACCCTGAATTTGCAGATGAAACACCTGTCAATCCTTTTGACTTGTGGGAAGGTGCAAACTTCAAGTTGAAGATTCGTAATGTTGAAGGTTATCGTAATTATGATAAATCAGAGTTTGCTGATAAGTCGGCACTCTTTGATGGTGATGATGCTAAACTTGAAGACTTGTGGAAGAAAGAGTTTGGTTTGAAAGAGTTTGCTGAAAAGAAACAATTCAAATCATACGAACAACTGAAAGGTCGTTTGGACAAAGTCCTTGGTCTTGAGGGAACTTCCGCACCTAAATCTAAAGCAGCTGATACTGCCTCTGTTATGAAAGAAGATGACGATGTACCTTTTGATACATCAAGCGCAGAAGATGATGATTTAGATTATTTTAAGTCTCTCGCACAACAAGACTAAAGAATCCCATGCAAGTGCAGGCACCCGCTTCGGCGGGTGTTTTTTTTATGCGATTCTGGCAGACAATGTTTTTGATGGATCAGCACAGGGTTTTGAAGCAACAACAGTTTTGTCTTGTTTAACAACTGTAGTGTTCGTTGTTGGTGCGTTAATTACAATTGGTGTTTGAGGTTTTGCTTGTTGTCTTTGACTTGATGCGACAGCACCACTTGCAGCAGACACAGCACCTCCACTTGTGGTTGTTGAAACTGCACCTACTTTTGTAATTGCAGGGTCATTTAAATATTCTTGGAAATGTTTTACACGGTCTTCAAGGCCAATGTAACCACCATTTACAAATTTAGTGACCTTCTTTACATCACCCCAATCACCTTTATACTGCATCATGTATTTCATTGCAGTATCCGCACCTGCTTCTGGTGTTGCTACTGCATCTGGATTACTTGCATAACCAAATTTGGTGTAATTATTTTTACCTGTTAGTTGAATGAATCCACGACCACGATAAAGGAAACCTTCATCTGGTGCATTACCCATTCGACCACCATATACTTTATCTGCAATCGCTTTAGGGCCTGCTGCAGCTGTTCTCTCTGCTTCTTCTGGTGTTTTGAAGTATTTTGGGAATATCTTCATCAGAGTTGCAGGTTTGTAATTTAGATTTTCACTTAAAACTTTGAACCCACCTGATTCGTGACCAACTTGTGCCATAATTGCAGCACGAGCAGTTGGATCCGTCACTTTGTAATCATCCATTGCCTTAACCATAGCCTTCTTACCTGTCTCAGATGAAATCTTAACAGGTTTAGAATCAGATGGTGAAGGTGGTGGTTTTGGTGCTGCAGCACTTGGTGCTGAAGGAGGAGGAACTTTTGGAGGTTCAGCAGGAATAGGTGTTGGTGCCTTTTTTGCTTCCCTTTCTTCTCTTATTTTTTTACCAGTTTCTTCTCTACTAGCTTTTTGTTTTTCGGCTCTCTTTTTTATTCTTTCGAGCTCAGCATCATCTTCTGCTTTCTTTTCGGCATCTGCTCTTTTTTTATCTTCTGCTTTTACTTCTTCTCTTTTTTTCTGTCTTGTTTCTCTTGCAGTTTTTTCATCTTCAGTTTCAACAAGACCAAATTTTTTTTCTAAAAATGCAGGTACTAATTTTTTACTCCACTCTGGAAGTTTAGCATAATATTCGACAATACTATCTTTCCATTCTTGAAATTTTTGTTTTGCGGTTTCAACTAATGACATGAAGCCATTCCAAACTTTACCAATTGTTTCAAGTGGATTGGTAATTAAGTTAGCCCAAAATTCAAAATATGATTTTGCAAAGTTAACAAATTTATCAAAAAAACTTGTAACAGGTCTAACAATCCAATCCTCAACAAAGTTTTTAACTTCATCGACAATTGGTTGTATTGAATCATTAAACCATTCTCTAATATCTAAAACAAATTCATCAAATTTTTGTTTTATAGAATCATAGAGTGTTTTTGCCCATTCACCAAAAGCATTTTTGAATGATTCGTAAAGAAAGAAACCAATAGCAACAACATCGAATGCCAACTTTAAGGCATCCATAATTTTCTTTGGTGCAAGTTCTTTGAATAACTTACTAATGAAACTTTCTTCTTTTTTTGGTGCAACTGTTGGAGTAGGTTTTTCTTTCTCCATTTGCACCTCAAGTGCCTTCTCTCTTTCTGCTTGTTTTAGAAAGAACGCATCTGCACCTCTTGAAGGTTCTCCACCTTCCAACTTAACGAGTTTTTGTGCATTTTGTCTTGCCACATTTAAATCACGAGCGATACCAGGTAAAGTCATAAAGTTTTTACCCACAATCTTTAAAAGTGGAACAAGTTCATCTTTTGCAGTCGAAACTTTAACTGCACTTACTCCACCTTTTACTGCGGACTTAATTGACGAGACAAGACTTTCTGTAATTTTTGCCATATTATGTTGTTGCTAATAGTGCCGCAAATTCATCGTCATATGCACTTGCTATTTTACTTGGTTGTCTTCCTGCAGCACTCATTGAATTTGTATTGACTGGTGCATTAACAACTGAACCAACATCTGCGGCAGCTTCCATTCTTTGACCTTCTGCAACCATTGATGAAGCAGTAGAAACATCAGAACCAGAAACATAAGGACTTGCACCACCAGATATAGTTGGAGATGCACCGCCCGAATCTGCTTGTAATGATGGTGGACTTACAGGACTTGCACCACCAGACATGGTTGGAGATGCACCGCCAGAAGATGCGACTGATGCAGCGGGTGCAGAAGTTCCGCCCGAATCTGCTTGTAATGATGGTGGACTTACAGGACTTGCAGGACTTGTAGAAGAACTTTTTGGACTCTTTTGCATATCCAACAATTCGTTAATTCTTGCTTCGTATATACCTACAATTTTATCGTATTCACCATATTTGTCAATCATTCCAAGTTCCATCGCTTTATCACGATTAGCTGCATAGTAGTCTCTTTTCATTTGCACATAAGATATTTCTTGTGTAATACCTTCAGGTGATGATGGATTACCCATTGAAAATTCTTTTGCCAGTTTGCGATGTTTCTCGACCATTGGTGTATCACCACTTGAAGAAATGACGGGTGATGGACTGGCAGCGGGTGCAGCTTCTACTGCGGGTGCAGCTTCTACTGCGGGTGCAGCTTCTACTGCGGGTGCAGCTTGACTTGATATTTGTTGTGTTGGTGATGTTTGTTGCGTTGGTTCACCTTCTGTTGGAGAAGGTTCTGGATATTTTGCCGCAAATTGTTGTGCCTTTTCAAATAGAGATTTTGTATCTCCTTTGCCTGCCGCTTCAAAAATACTTCCTAAATCTTGTGCTTTCTCATCTGAAGCACCAGAAGATTTTGCTACACTTACTGCATAATCTTTTGGATTTGGCATTTCCATCTTTGGTGCTTCAATTTTTGGTGGTGCAACATCCTCTACTGGAACATCTTTACCAAACAATTTTAAGAAAAAGTTTTTGATGCCATTGAAGATATTAGAAATTGTATCTGTAATAGGAGTTAAAAAGTCACTTACAGACGACCACAATTTCATTAATGAATCTTCTCCAAATAAACCAAAAGAAATGAAATTTAACATACCACCAAGACCTGCAACAATGGCTTGAGAAAAACTTCCAGTTTCTTTGTACCTTTGAAAGCCCTCTTTAATACCAATAAAAAGAGAAGCTATGATTGCTAAAGGCAAAAAGACTTTTGTAAGTGCCTTCAATAACATTTTAGGACTAAAAATAGTTTTAATTGCAGATAAGAAACCTGTTCTAAAGAAAGAAACAATTGATCCTAAAAGACCACTTGATCCAGCAGGTTTTGCAGGTGCACCAGGTGCAGTTGGTGTTGGAGAGATTCTTTGTTTTTGTGCTTCAAGTGCAGCTTCTCTCTCATCAGCTTTTAAGAAGTAAGCATCTGCACCTGTTGCTTTGTCGCCGCCTTTTAGAGATACAAGTTTTTGTAAGTTTTGACGAAGAACATTCATGTCTCTGGCAATACCAGGCATTGCCATTGTGTTCTTTGCAATTATTTTTAGAATTGTTACCGCTTCTTGAGTAACACCATCGTCTTTAGGTGTTTCTGCTTTTGTTGGAGTTTTATCAGAGGGTTTTTTAGGTTCTCTTTCTTTTACGCCAAATTTTTTGCGAGCGTATTTTGAGAATATGTCACTCCCAGAGAATACGCTTTTAACAATGTCTTCTTTAATTGCCATTATCGTTTCTTACTTGCTTTTTGTAATTCAAGTCTCTCTTTTTCTTCTTTCAAATAATTCACTAAGAGACTAACATAAATGTTTCTCTCCCATGGCAACATGTCTTCAAGTTCTGACAAACTATACTTGTGATGTTGAATCAAAGCAAAGTTTGTCTCATAGTAATTCTTTAAGGTATCATAACGAAAAATTAGACGAAAAAACTTTGCATACCCTTAATTGTAATGTCTTCTTCATATGCACATTTTGGACATTTGAAATGAAGGTCTTTTTTAATTTCAGGCATAGTGTCGAAAAATTCTTTAAATTTTTCGAGGTCTTTTTGTTGAAGACTATCGACAAATTCTTCAAGTTCTTTTCTTGGTGTATCTTTTGCATAGTAAACTTGGTCTTTGTCAAAAATGTAATCGATACAATCAACCAAAATGTTTACCATAATTTCATTTTCTGTCATCTTCTCATACTTCTGAAACATTTCAAAAGTAGGATATTTGAAAACGATACCTAAATCATTGTTGATTTGAATTTTCTTTTCATGTTTAGGATTCTTTGTTGGTTCAATTTCAAGTATATTGATTTTCATATTGACCAAACCGTTACAAGTTTTTTCTTCACCTGTCTCATCTTTGACCGTGTTATTACATTTGTAACTTAATTCAACCACTTCTTCTACAGACCTCGCACGAAGGTTCATAAACAGATATTCAAGGTCGAAAGTTGGCATTGCATCAATATCTACTTCATCAAGAACACAATTCTTCAATACTTGACGAATCGTATTAATCATTTCATTGCCATCAGTAGATTCTGCTGCCATTAAGAACAATTTCTGTTCTCTGACTAAGAATGGTCGAAAACGAACAGGTTTGCCTGTCGAAATCAATTTTACTGTATAAATTGGAACATCTAACTTAGGTAACATAATATCCTCGCTTGTTTAAAATTTTATAATGCACGACCAAGTGGTAAAATCCGTGATAGACCAGAACCAAAGAGTGCAGTTGCAGCTGCAGCAAGGTCGTAAGTTCCTTCATAAATTGGTCTATATCTCTGATAAGCAAAAGATATAGAAAGGCGGTGAAACCCATCTTCTGACCAACTTAATGATTGTGGTGCAACTCCTACTGGAAATGCATCCAATAGTTCTACTGCATAAATTTGTTTAATGAAATCATCATACTGAATGATTTTGATGTTTGTCATATATCTTGACTGTTGGCCTTTTGGAAATCTCAGATTGTTTGTATCTGATGGCATGATTGCTTCCATCCAACGGTCAAATAACTTTCTTTCATAGAATTCATTTGTGCAAACAAAAGTTAAATTTGTATCGCCATACATTGTTTGATATGGAACTTTAAATGTTGGACCGTAAATTTTTACATCCGCAGTTTGTAGTGTTTTTCCTGGTAACTCTGCACTTTCGCATTGAAGTGCCAAATATCTTGACAATGAAGAATTGGATGTGCGTGAATATTCATCTTGAGCACCTTGCCTTCCAAATGCAGAACCAATCGCATCAGAAATATCCGAAAAGACTGAGTTTGGGAAATTCAAAATCTTTTCGAGAATTGAACTGCCAACAAAAGTGTTAATGTAAGGAGGTATAGGAAGAATAACTTCAAACCGTGATGGTTTTGCAAGACCATCTTTTGCTCTTACATTTGAAAGAAATAGATTTGGTGAAAATGACATTAGAATTTTTTCCGTGAGTCTGAAAATACTTTACTTGTGCTTGCACCTACAAAGTTTTCTGCCGGCAACATAACTGCAATGTCCCATTCATCTGCGGTAATTTCAAGAAACCGTGATTGAACATGACTGAACAAATATCTCTTTATGCAGGGTGTTGCTTCAAAAAGTTTAGATGCAGCTGACAAATAACTATAACTGATTTGCAGTTTAGTTTTTTCATTAAAATCATCATTTGATGCCACTTCACTCAATTTATCTAAGAGAATGATTCGTTGCTTTGGGTGAATATAATGCAGATTCAACCCTAAAAAACCGTCTGAGTATCGTTCTATTGGAATCACCAATGGGAACCTGTCGTAATATGGCAACGAATCTTTAGTCTTTGGATCATAAAAATAAAAATACATTCTTCCAATCATTGAACGATTGCGAAGTCTTTCACTATCTCGCATCAAAGAAGATGCTGATGGCGATAAATCTTTTACTTTAGAACGAATCCATGCTCGGGCTGCATTTGTCCTTGGCGTAAGTCCTTCTTTCGCCAAAGAATTTTTTATTCTATCAATTAACTTTTTTGCCATCCTCTATTTATCTCAGATTCCCAACTCTTTCTCAGTTAGAATCTTAAACTGCCATCCATGTTCCTTACAGAATAAATCGGCAGCTTTCCACTTTTCTTGATTGACGGCATATGTTGCCATTTCGTTAATAAACTTCTGAGTTTTGCGTTTCTGCACAGGCATTTGTGTCTGTTTATACGGCTTCACTTCCAGCACCATTGTCGTCTCCTGACCATCTTTCCGCTTGGTCCTGACGATGAAATCTGGAAAGTAACGATGCGCTTTTTGGTCAATCGGTGAAATGTACCTAATAAAAAGTTCCTCAGATGCCCACCATATAACGGCAGGGTTATCATCAAGGTATTTCATTACCCGGAGTTCCCATGAAGAACGGTAGACGATGCCATTTGAATCGCCTTTGTATTTGTGTGGGTTTCTTGGCCTAAACCATCCTTTATAAGACATAAATATTATGTATTATCAACCAACAGGACAACCATGGCGCTCTTCGGATTCTCAGACATTTCTTTCAATAAAGGACCCGCACAAAGAAAAGGTCCACTTTCATCTTTAGTTGGAGGTCAGTTTGAAACAACCACACTTAGATATCCAATTGATTTAGGAAGTTTCGATAAAGGACACTATGTTGTTTTTTATATCCGTGAACAAAAAAATACAAGTTCTCAATTTCAAACAGGAAGATATGCTTCTGAAGTAGGACAATCTGGTTTTTCCGATGTAACGAACAGACAATCTGTTTCAATTCCTTCTCTATTACAAAACCCACAATCTCTTGCAACAAGTTTTGGAAATGAGTTGATGGGTAAAATTAATAGTGGTCTCAACCAAATCAATCAAGCAACAGGT